ACTAGAAGTAATGTCATACCTTAACTGGGAAAACGAATTAGTACAACAAGGCAAAGCCCCAGAGCATGAGCATACAGTACAGTGGCTTGAGGGATGTGCAGATAAGTGGGCAGGATGTCCAGCAGCATTTGCTAAGAGTAGAGGGTTTGACGTATATGACCCTACATCATTAGCTAACACACCACAGATAGAGGATAAAACAGATGGCGTATAAAGTAGTAAAATACAGGTTAACCTCTGCAGGTACAATACCTACATGGTTAAAGTTTGGTGTACCTCAAGGTACTGGTGGTATGTATGCTGTAGCTGATCCTGATACAGCAAGTCCTCAAGATTGGATTATGATAGGTATAGCTGACGATGGTGCAGACATATCAGAAGCTATTGCTGAGATAGGAAGTAAGAATGATTTAACTACATACCTTACAAGTGTGAGTGTTGTTGATGGTACACAGACTTGGAAGACACTTAATAGTGACGGAGATGAGATAGACTTTGTACCAGCAAATGCAGCTACTGCTATCTGGGATGACTTAGACACACTGAATGGTGGTTAAGAATGGCAAATGATAACTGGCATTTAAGTAAGTCTGTACCCCTAACATTAATCTTTGGATTGTTTGTGCAGGGTGCAGCTATTGTTTGGACTGTAAGTACAATGACCTCTGACATAGAAGTTAATGCTTCTAAGATTGTAGAGGTACAACAGAGACTAGGCCGTATGGAAGACGCAGTACATGGGCAAGCTATCTCTATGGCTAGAATAGATGAGAACATAAAAGCCATTCGTATGTCTGTAGAAAAGATGGCAAACAGACAACCATTACCTTGACATCCCTTATGTGGGTGGCGGTAATTATATAACAAAAGGATTACTGTCGTGATAGAGGTATTAGCATTAGCTGGTGCAGTTACTAAGATAGCAGGGTCTGTAAGTGCTGCCATAAAAGCAGGAAAAGATGCCTCAAGTTTACTACCTCAGTTTGGTAAACTAGCTAAGTTAGAAGCTGACATAAATCTTGCAGAACAAGGTAGACACAAAGGTCCACTAGGTAGGCTTACATCTACAGAAGAAGAAGGCTTTGCAATAGCACAGGCAAAGATGGCCCACAAAGAAGCTCAGAGAGAACTTAGGTCTTGTTGTCAACTATATGGACCGCCAGGTATGTGGGACTTGGTTGTAAAAGAACAAGCTGCTGCTAGGTCTAGGCAGAAGAAAGCACTAGAAGAAGAAGCTGAAGCAAGAGATAAATTATTCTGGGTAATTTCAGTGGTATCAGCAGTATTATTTTTTGCTGTAGGTTCTAGTTTAATGATCTGGGGTTTAGATAAAGCAGTTAATGGATAAGGGTAAATAAAAAATGGCTGACATAGGTACAAAATATTTAATAACAGAAGGGGCATTAACATACGGTGCTCTTAATGTATCTCAACTTTCTGCTGCTGAATTAGATGGTATTTCAGGAAGTGACAGACATACGATACAAGAAAATGGAACTATTACTTTTCAAGACTCAGATGGCAGTACTCAAGTAATGCCTCAGAGTACTAGTCAAGCAACTGTAGACCTATCTAAAATTAGTGCAGATGTACTTCAAGAAGCTGCTGATGTTACTTACTTAGCACAAAACACTAGTGTTTTAACATCAAATATGGATGCTGTGTATGTAAGTTTGGGATTAGACCCCAATGATCCGATGACATTTACAAAAAAAGATGCTATCTTAAAAGCTGCAGGTTACAATCCTGGAGAACAAGCTGATTTCTACGGTAATAACTCTGCAAACGATGCTGCTGCAAAGATACTAAATGATAAATGGCAACAGTCTGCTAAACTACAAGCACAGTTAAATGAAGAAGGTAACGGAGAAATATTAGTAAATAATAATGTTGCTAACTCTTTATATGTAGCTGCTGAATTATCTAAACAGGGAGTAGATCCTGCTTCAACTAAGGCTGTAATTAGAACAGACTATGGAGTTAGTAATGTTCCTTCTGGGGGAAGTAATATAATTAACCCTGAAACAGGCAAAACAGAATTTAAAGCTACTACAGCAACTGCTGACGATGGCAGACATAATATGCTTGAGTGGGATAATTTATTTGCTGATAAACCAAAAACACAAACTTTTCCAGGTGGTGAAACTACTAGTGCAACAACACAAGCAGCAGCTACATTTGGCCCAGCGCAACCAGTAGCACCAGGTAATTATACTACTGGTAAAGGATACGCTGGCACTGATCCTATTGTTAGATCTATGTCTGCTAACAATGCTGTAGCTGGTCAAGGGGGTGCTCAAGGAGTTTCCTCTATGGATTTTGTACCTGGAACTACAAATGTTCAAGTGCCTAAACCTAGTTACGGTGGTCAAGTACTTCAGTCAGGAATATCTTCTGTACCTGATACAATACAGGCTAGACCTAACTACACTGGTACTACAATGGCAAACCTTGTGTCGGAATCTCAAGGTGGCTTTGGTGGACAGAAAATATACAAAAATCGATTTGGTCAAATTATTTATGTATCTTTAGATGGAGAAGGTAAACCTTTAACTTTTGTACCTGCTGGTTTTTACCCAGAAGAGGATTACATTAAAGGTACAAATGAATTAATACCAAAGGGTCAAGCTGGTGTTACTGGGGTTACTAAAGCCCCTGAAGTGGCTCCAGCGGAAGGTCTATCTCAGGGTGGTCTTACAGGCTATGCTTTGGGTGGTGATGTACAAGGTCAACTAAGGTTAGCTAATAAGTTTCTTGGGTATACAGGTGAGGCTACTAAAGATAGCCTAGATGCTTTTCTTAATTCAAACCCTGGGGCTGCTGCTAAGATGGGTAAGTATGAGCAAGCTATGAAGAACATGGCTCAACCAATACAGCAGATGTATCAAGGTGGAACAGTACAAGGTTTTGATAATGGTGGTTTAAGTGTAGCTGAACAAGAAAATATTAACAACAGGGCTATTAATGCAGCAAACAGTGCTGGTTCAAGTTACACGACAGGTGGTGGAAGTAATGCAACAACAAAGGATCGAAAAAGACAAGAAGCATATATAGCAGCAGGTGGACAGGGAAGGTGGGATGCTCCAACTACTGTTGCTCCTACTCCTGCTGCAGCACCTGGTGCTACTGCTGCTGATGGTACTACTCCTATAGCAACTGATGCTGGTACTTTTATACCTACTGATCCTAATCCATATTATGACAGCATTAGACCAATGGGTGTTAGTGCTATTCAACAAACCCTACAGCCTATGCAGACCCCTGTAAATTACATACAACCTGCTGCTGCTGACTTTGTTGGCTCAACTGCAGGTATGACTACTGCTGTAGCTCCTATGGCTGAGGCTGCTAGAGCAGGTACTGTAGAACGAGCAATTTCTCCTACACAAGCTACTCCTGGTTCTTATGGTGCTAGTACTGCTGCTACAGGTGTTAGTGCAGAAGTAGATAAACTATCTGCTCAGACTGGAGATAAACCTGCTGCCATAACAGATGAACAACAAACTACTAGTGCTGTTACTGCTTTAGATGCTGCAACACAAGATATATTTAAACCTGCTACTAACGAATACAAAAGAGTACTAACTAAAGACCCTATTACAGGAGACTTTACAGAGCTAGTTAGTGGTTCAGCTAATGCAGTAAAGGCTGCAGCATTTACAGAAGCTATACAAGAATCCACTGCTACACCTACAGCTAAGGCTACAGTTGCTGGACAGTTAGCAATACTTATGGCTGACTTTGAAGGTGGAGAAACCCCTACATGGGCTGCAGGATCAATGAGGGCTGCTACTGCTGCTATGGCTGCAAGAGGCTTAGGTGCTTCTAGTATGGCTGGTCAGGCTATTATACAGGCCACTATGGAAGCAGCACTACCTATTGCTATGGCTGATGCACAGACACAGGCAAGCTTTGAGGCACAGAACTTATCTAACAGACAAGCCAAAAGAATGCTTGAAGCTCAACAACGTGCTGCCTTTATGGGGCAAGAGTTTGATCAAGCATTCCAAGCTCGTGTACAAAATGCAGCTAAGATATCTGATATTGCTAATATGAACTTTACAGCAGATCAGACAATACAATTAGAGAACTCTCGTAATGCTCAGACATTAAGCTTGACTAATCTATCAAACAATCAAGCTATGGTAATGGCTGAAGCTGCTGCACTTGCAGGATTGGACACGCAGAACCTAAACAACCGCCAACAGGCTGCTGTGCAAAATGCATCAAACTTCCTACAAGTAGATATGACTAACTTGACAAACAAACAACAAACTGCTATGTTTAAAACACAACAAAATGTACAGTCTTTGTTTACTGATCAAGCTGCTGAGAATGCATCCAAGCAGTTTAATGCTTCTAGTTCTAATCAAACTAGTCAGTTCTTTGCAAACTTATCAACACAGACTTCACAGTTTAATGCTGCGCAGACTAACGCAATGGATCAGTTTAACCTCAATGCTATTAATGGACTACGTGAGTTTAATGCTAACATACAACAGCAACGTGATATGTTTAATGCACAGAATGGTTTGGTTATAGCACAGGCTAATGCTCAGTGGAGACAGAACCTTGCTACAATAAACAATGCTACACAGAACGAAAGTAATATGGACTTTGCTAAAACTATTAATGGTTTAACCAGTAAGAACATAGATGCTATATGGCAGAGAGAAAGAGATTTGATGAGTAATGTTAATCAATCTACTGAGTCTGCTAAAGACCGTGCATTAAGCATAATAATTGCAGATAAAGAATTACTATCGGCAAAAGAGGCATTAGAATATGCGGAGGATGTATCTAAGACGCAACTTCTTACTAGGTTCTTATTTCCTAGTCTTAGTGGTCCTGGTGGTCTTTTTAGTTAAAGGTGAGGTAGAAAAAATGTACGAACAAAGATACAAACAATTAGCATTAGCTGCAGAAGAAGGTTCAGCATATGAACAATCTCGTGCTAATAGAAATAGAGATAAAGCAAAGTTAAACTCTTTGGTAAGTCGAAATAGAGGTACTACACAAAAAGTTATTGATGAAGTTTCTAATCCTGAACAAAATGTAAAAGCATATTATGATCAGGGGGGTTTAGAAGAAGACTTAATGAAAAGGTACAATGAAGCTTTTAATGATACACAAGAAGCTTTTACCAATACACAGGTTGCAAGTACTGATGCAAATGAAACTTTTAAACTTGGTGTTGTAGATAATCAGGTATTATCAAAAGAGGTTAGTTTAGGAGAAAATAGTCCTTTAAAACCTTTTAGATTAAAAATACAAAAACTTAAAGAAAACTCAGAGTTTATGTCAGAGCTTACTAACTTAAAAGAAGAGTTTCCTGGTTTAACTGATAATGATATATTTTTAGCTGCAGCTAAAGAGAGTAGCTTAAATCCTAGGGCTGTAAACAGTCTTGGCTACAAAGGACTTTTTCAAGTAGGTAAAGCTGCAGCAAAAGATTCTGGTATTAACTATGAAAACTTTGAAAAATTAAGTGCTGGAAAACAACTAAAAGAGTTTGCAAAGTATTTAAGATTTAACAAGTTCGATCCAAATAAACACACTTTAGGTCTTATTTTAGCAGCACCTTCTTATAAAAACTCTTCTCCTAATACAGTTGTATATAAAGAAGGAAGCAGGGCTGCAAATAAAAATCCTGGTTGGGTTGACTCTAAAACTGGTAATATTACAGTAGCAAGTATAAATAATTATTACAGAGGTAATTGATAATGAGTTTAGTATTTAATGGTCCAATACCAGGACAGTCCTTAACCACAGAACCTAAGAATGCTGCTTATGAAAGAGCACCAGAGATCACTGACCCTATTAAAGCTCTTGACGTACACTTAAATAATTTAACTAAACCAGAGGCAATGGAAGATGCTTTATATTTCTTAGAGTTAGGTATTGACCTAGTTACTTTGGTTGAGGGTATACTACGTAGTGCTGTTATAGAAGGTATTCACAGTATTGATGTAAGTCTTATTATTGCTCCAGTAATACATGAACATATTAAAGCTGCTGCTACAAAGGTTGGTATGGAGTTTGATGAAGGTTTTGATAACCCTGATAGGGATGTAGCAATTCAATACGAGAGAGACACAATGAGAGCTAAGAAAATGCTCAGAAAGTTAAAAGATGAAGAAAGTGACCCTGAGTTAGAAGAGATTAATGTGATGGAAGAAGAACCTATGGAAGAAGAGGCAGAGATAGAACTTACGGATATGCCTCCTGCTCCTATGGGCTTAATGGCAAGGGTGTAACATGGCATTTAAAATACGTTCAGCAGGTATTCTCAAAGAACTTGACCGTCAAGATGAAGTTAATCGTTTAACCCAAAAGAGGCAGGACGAAAGAGAAAAGCTGTATCTTAGTTTAGCTGGTCCTAAATCTTACAGTGCAGGAAGTCTTGCTAGGTCTTCTTCTGGTAAAGATTCGATTGCACCTTCTTTACAAACAGCTATATCAACACTACAAAACCCTGAAGGTTTTAATATAGGAGAAGATATATTAGCTCCTATTATTGCTTCTGGTGATCCTGAAGGTGCAACTAAACTACTTACTGTTTTAGAAAACGCTAAAAAACAATTTAAGGCAGAGGGGTTAACTTTACCTACAGAAGTTGTAAATGAAATTTTGGCTGGAATAGTTACGGAACAATCTCGAACTAAACCTTTAGACATGGACAAAATTACTAAGTTTATTGGGCGTGAATTAAATGAAATGTATATACCTATCTTAGAAGGAATAAATACCACACCAGGAAATGTTTATGTATCTCCATTTACTAAAGTTAAAACACCTTCACTAGATGATTACACAGCTTTTGAAAAAAGAGGGGCTGAGGTTCTACAGACTAGAATGACAGATGAAAAAAGTAGACTTTTAAAAAGGTCTGCTCAATTAGTTGACCTAGAAAAACCACCAGGAAGCACTGAAGAGTTAGAAAATTCTTGGATTGGTCAAAGGCTTCAACAGATAGAAACTGCTAATAAATCTCTTGATGATAATAATTTTCTACCTATTGTAAACTTGTACGGCAGTGCTTACCTTGATAAACTCAGAGAATTAGAGCCTTCCTTTAAACCAGAAAAACTTAATCCCTATTTACAAAATATAGTAGCTCAAGAAAGAATTGTTCCAAACAGAGCAGTTTTTGATAGTTTAGTTAGAGCAGGTATTTTTATGGTGGGTGACAAAGTTTATTTAAAGGATAGTGATACACTACTGACAATTACAGAAGAACCAGGTGGAAATTAATGGCTACGCTAGAAACAGTAAATATTAATGATATATTAGGGGTAAATCTCATTAATCCGATGTTAATAAAAAAGGGTGTCGGAGATAATGATATTGAGCCTGAACCTACAGAGCCTAAAGAAACAACTGCTGAAGAGTTTATCTTACCGCCTGTTACTGACACAAGACCTGTAAACCCTAAGATTAATGAAACTGTTAATATAAATGATATTTTAAAAACAAAACCTTTAGTTGCTCCACAAGGACCAGACAACTCTTCTTTTATAAATATACGTAAAGTAATTCAAGAAGACTTTAACAACAGAAAACTTATTAAAGAAGATATACTCAATAGCCCTAAACTTATGGAAGTAGTAAGGACTAGTCTTGAGGCTAGGTTTGCCCCAAGTGTCGAGCTAAAAAAAGCAAAGAGGATTGTAACAAGAGCACTTGGTGGAGCAGCGGGTGGTTTTTCTAAAGACTATCGTAATATGTCTGACGAAGATGTATTTGAAACTTGGCAAAACTATCAACGTGCTTTTTCTGCAGTACAATCAACAACAACTGTTAATGAAATGGTTTACGGTTACAGAGCTTCTGATGATATAAAAGCAAAACTTGCTTCTGGTTATTTACTCTTTAATCAAATGGATAATGCATTTACTGGTGAAGGTTCTTGGTCTGAAATGGGAGATGCACTTGTGGACTACACGAGGTTTACAGTAGCTGACCCTACTACTCTTCTTAGTTTTGGTCTTGGCAAGGTTTTCCAACAAATTGTAATGAAAACTGGAGCAAAAGTACTTGGTTATAGGGCATTAATGAACACTGCACTTGATACTGCAATTAAACAAGGTGCTACAAAAATTTCTGCTAAAAGAGCTATAGGTACGGCAGCACTTAAAGCTACACCTTATGCTACTGCAGATGCTTTGTTTGCTATCGGTTCTGATGCAATGCAACAAATGCAACTTATTAACGTAGGTATTCAAGGAGATGAATCTAAAACATTTTCCGAAAACTACAATAAAACACAAGGAGCATTTGTAGGTGTAGGAACTTTATTTGTTATACCTATAATGGTAGCTGCAAGTGCTTCTTTGAAAGAGTTACGTAAAGGCCCACTATCAAAAACCTTTCTCGCTTATAAAGACTTTGATGAAAGTCTTTTAAAGTTAACTCCAGAGAAAGCTGCTGAAAATTTAAACGTCAAAGTTAAAGGTAATATTAAATTAGATTATGTTGATGAAAGTTTTGGTCTTATCAAGGGGGAAACTAAAGACTTTTTAGTCTGGGAAAAATTAAAGGATGAGTCAAAAAAAATAATATCTAAAAGTGGTGAAAAATACACTGATACAGAAGTAACAAATTCTTTTTTTATGTACTTATTTAATGGTAATGGTAAGGGTGGAAAGGGTTATGGTCAAGCACTTGTTGATGCAGGATACACTTCGCATGATGCACTTGTAAAATTGTATGGAAATCAAACAGCAGTATTAGCACAGACACTTACATTTTTACAGCCAAAAAAAGTAACTCAAATAATTAAAAAGTTTGAAAGTGATACAGGTTACAAATTAAATTTCTTAACTAAAGATGGTAAAGTTCCTGGCAGTAAAGCAACTCCAGAAACTTTAAAAGCTCATCTTACTAGACAGACTTCTTCCGCTGGATCAAGCCTACAACTTATTCAATCCTTAAGCCGTTCTGTAGAGGGAGAAGCAGTTAATATTATTGGGCTTCAACTAGGGAGAAAGGTTGTAGGTTTAAATAAAAAAGCTTTTGACCCTGAAGCACCTATGAGAAATAGGTATGGGTTATCTATTTATAAGAGAATGATTACTTCTCACTTAGCTACTACTGGCGCAAACATAAAAGGTTTTACTGCTTTAATTGGCTTGAATACAGCAGCAGACTTTGCAACCGCAGCTATTGATATAAGTCAAAGTGCTATTGCCAAGTTAGCTGGTAAACCAGATGCAGCAATAAAATACTACACCAGAGCTAAGGGTGGTGTACTAGGTGGTATCCGTAGGGGTTTTGATGTTGTATCCCCAGACATACCAATAGAGTATGCAAACAAGATACTTGCATTAAAGCCAGAAATGGCAGTAAAATTATTCAGAGATGTAACTGGTGATGGTGGCTATAGAGATGCTCTAGGAGATTTTAACCTTGATAAAATTGTGTATGGACCTGATGGTTTTAAAAAAATAGCAGGGGATGTAGAAAGGGCAACTTGGAAAACTGTAGATGGAGTAACTAAAGGTGCTCAGACAATTACTATGGTTAGATTACAAGATGAAATTACTAAACGCTGGGCTTTTGGTACAAATGTAAACATGGGTATAATGCGTGAGTATGGTATGACCCCTGAAGTTTTTTTCTCTAAGAATAAAGAGAACTGGGCTGCTGTTGAAATGTCTTCCGATAAATTCATGGAACTTTTGGAAAGAGCTACGTTTAGAACTATGCGAGAAACTGCATCAGTTAATTGGTCTACGTTACCAGCAAACAATGCATTTAGATCAGCAGCTAAATCTATTGAGGGGTTTACTAACAGAAGCCTATTAGGTTATGTAATTCCCTTTGGTAGTTTTCTTAATACCACAATAGCAACTATGGGAGATTTGAGTGGTGTTAACGCACTAAGGTCTTTATATGGAAAAGCTACTGGTAAACCCGTGGACTTTGCTAATCCAACAACGGCAGAAGCTTTTGGTAAAATGGCTGTAGGTTACACTGCTTTAGCTGTGGGTATTCACTACGCAAGAGAAGATATTAAAAATAATATACCAGTTAATCAAAGAGAAAGGGGAGATGGTTCTATAGAAGACACGCAGTTTGATTGGCCTGAATCTACAATAAATGTACTGTCTCGTATAATGGCCGCAGGTTTAGGTGATAGTAATAACCCTCTTGACTTTGACCGTAGTAAAGTTTCTTCTGATTTATACACAGAGTTAGCTAAACAACTGGGTGGTCAGTCTTTAAGAGATTTAAAAGACTTTGAAAAAAGTTTGTGGCAAGTGGGTCAAGAGGTTTTAGACTCTGATACAATACCTGAAGCTGCAGGAAAAATAATTATCCCTGTACTGTCTAAGCCTATACAAGGTGTGACAAGACCCCTTGATCCTATAAATCAGGTGTGGGGTTTGGTATCTGATGGTAATATGAATCCTGATTACAGACAGGGTGCGAAGGTACAAAACCAAATGCTACGTTATATAAATAATATAGCAGCAGAGTTTGGTGTGGGGGATGACTTACCAAAAAGAGCTTCCCCAACTAAAGGTCTGTATATTATACCAGATATATCTAAACAAATAATGACAAGGACTGTTCAAAATGCTACTCTTATGGAAGAGCTTATGAACGCTGCTGATATGGACACTTGGAAAGCTATACGTTTTAATGGCCCCCCAGAAATAAAAAATAGAATGGATGCTATAGCAGCCCCACTATTTGAATCTATAAGTTTTAAATACTTAAATAGAAATAAAAATTATTTCTCATTACCTATGAAAGATAAAAAAGTTATGCTTAGGGATATAACAGAGGAAGTTAAAAAGAAAGTTATAGAAACTATTGAAGCTGGATTACCTAAAAGTTTAAATTTAGTTAGGGTTTTATCTGGAAAAAACAAAGATAAAATAAAAAATATTATGGAGAATTTAAACATAGAGGGTAGTCTTGAAGACCTACTAGAAGAAGAAGATGGGTTGAACACACTAATGAAAATTCAAACCCACCTAGATAACTACGATGATATATACAAAAAGACTAGGTAGACTAATCATCGTTTAACATAAAGTCAGCCCAGTCATAAGCCTCACGTTTTAAATCAGCCTTGTGCATAGAACTGGGGGATCTTGAAATCAAAGCAGCCATCGCTTGACCAGCTAGATATCTACGAGATGTCAATGGCTTGTCTTTTAGCGGTGGCTTTATCTTTTTCTGAGTATACTTTTTAGCCTCTTCTTCAAGACTGTTTATTTTTTTTATTCTGTTCATATACCTTAACTCTCTCAAGGTTTAAGAAGTAGGCTTTGTTAAAGCCCATCTCCCATTCCCTGTTATCTTTAGTTTGGGCTTGGTATGGATTACCAAGTTTACCAGCCTTGAAAGCTACTCTACCTTGTTCGTAAGGTTTCACCTATGCTTCTCCTTCATTGCTTCTAGCATCTTGTTTAGATACCACTGTGCTTTTTCCATGTCTTGAACAGGATTACCTTTGTAACCATGTCGATGTTGATACTTAATCATATTCCCCTGGCAGTATGATATAAAACCATCTAGTGTTAGCACCTGCTTAATATAGTCAATACACTCAACACCACCCCCTAGATTGTAGTGTGCAGGTTTATTAACTGCATCATAGCTTAATATATCCCCAAGGTCAAGTGTTGTTTCTCCATTAATTGTTATTGTATCTATATTGTCCATAGTAGTCTCCTTATGCTATTTTAATTAGTTCTGCTTCAGTGTATGGTATATGGTAAAAGGTTTCTCCATCTGGTATTCTTGGACCAAAGGCTTTCTTTAGTGCTCCCTCTGTCATCTGAGTACCGTTTACTTTCCATGCCTTGTCATAGTGTCTGTTGAGAACGTAGAAGTTTAGGTTGTCTACTTGATCTTTATACTTCTCTACTAGTCTCTTCTTCCTTCCTGGAATACGTAACTCTCTCCAGTGAGGGGGCCAGTCATTATCCCACTGGCCCTTACGTTCTACCTCACTAAAATAGATTACATTATCTTTCTCAGAGGTTACATCTGCGTAGTAGTCTTCCTCTGAGTTTATTATTGTATGCCCCTCTGCCTCTAAGTGTTTGATAAGAGCTTGCTTAGAAGGTTCATCTACTCTGTCATATACTTCTTTTCTAAAAGGTCTTGTGTAAGTATTCATGTTAAGCTCCTATATCTACGATTTCACATACGTCACCAGAACAGGCTAGGGTTTGACTACCTGCAGTGTTGTCCTCTTCTTCATACACTGAAAGCTTACTCCAGTCAATAGCCTTTGGCATTAAACTTAAAAGATTGTTGTAGACACTCTTACCTACCTCTTGGTATGGTGCTTGCTGATAGGTGTGTTCGTTATAAGGTAAGAATGATACACCACTCATTTCATCAAAGTGCTCATAGACAAAAGCACCTACTGTAAACCATTCATCTTTCTTCACGTTGACTGTAATGCTTGGCTTATGCTCACACCATGCTCTTTGATAAGCTAACCAAATCTGTAGCTGCTCAACAGCAGACAGGTCAGAAGTAACAATAGCATTGTCAGGTGACTTAACAGGGAAGCTAAACACTGTAGTAGCATCAGGCTTCATTACATCAGGCTCACTAGGCACTCCTTGGTCTTTCATAAACTGTGTTAAGGGGTCTTTGTTGTCTCCCCTGACAGTTCTAATATAGTAATCGGAGTGTCTTGCATGTATCCCAGAGGCACTGTCGACAAGTTGCGAGACTGTCCCTGATGGCTTAACACAGGTGATAGCTGTTGAAGCAGGTATACCCAAATTATCAGCCCACTTAGCGTTAGTAGTAACAGAAAGCTTACGTAATTTTTCAAGAGTTTTCTCCAGTTCTGGACTAGCAGTGGTCATCAAAGGGTTATCCATTATCCCTGTGAGAGACACACCGAGCAGTCGTTCTTCTTCTGTATTTCGCTGCCACATCTTTCGCAGATATGGGAACTTTGTGTACGTGCTTTGGATCGTCCCAAGTATTGTGGCGAGCTTGACTTTTCGCTCCAAGTCTTTAACCGTGTCAGTGGATCGTACCACAACTTCCGTAAGATTACAGAACTGGTATGGCCTAAGTATGATTTCGCTGCAAGGATTTGTACCAAACTCAAAATTAGAATCCCGTCTACCATATTTCTCAGCTTGTTTTTTACTTGCTTGCCTATTGAATATACCACGTTCACCACTTCCTGATTCTACTAGTGACATCCACTCTCTCATAAAAGAGATGGAGTCTGGTTTCTCTGTATAACTCACAGAGTTATTAGCTAAGGCACGTTGAGGATCATTATCCCACCATGCACCTGACTTAGCGTGACGCATACGGTCATCACTTAGATTAGATAAGGATATCATAGCTGAACGTCTTACACCACCTACTACAACTATTTCACCTATCTTACACATAAGATCGTGACATTCAATAGAAGATAGCTTACGCCCTTGTGCATTTTTAAAAATAGTTATAGAGAAGTTGAATAGATCAACTAGAGGTGCAGGACCACTAGCTCTACCACCAAAAGTTTTAAGTCTTGCACCAGCAGGACGTACACGAGAGATATCCCATTGAGGTATCTCACCAGCCCAGAGGAGAGCCAACACTTGTCTAAAAGCCTTAGCCCAACCTTCCTTACTATCCTTGACGACAACAGTCGTTTCGCTCTGGAACAACTCAGGCACATCTGGGAGATCACTGATGAACTGCCTCTCTACACTAAAGCCCACGCCAGTGCCACACAAGAGGATGAACATAGCCTCGTCAAAGGACTTAGGGTCATCAACAGGTAGATAACTACAGTTGTAGCCAGCAGTATTGTCACGCTCTAAGGCAGGGCCACTAGTCATCATAGCCCTCATAGATGGCATAACTTCTAGGCCCAGTATAGCTTGCTCAATACTTGAGGATGTTGCTGCATCCACATGGGGTGCTACTACATTAGTTATGTAGCGTGATACTGTCTCAGTCCAGCTTTCTCTACGTCCTTCCTCTTCTAACCACCTAGCATAACGTGAGGTGTGAATAAAAGATTGGTAGTCTGTTGGTAATAAATTATTCATCTGTTGTCACCACTCCCATGTAATGTATTATTTTCTTTACGTTTCTTTAACTTAGCTAAATTATCTGCTGCTACGTCACCCATGTTTAAACCTAAGTCCCTACAGATTGCAGCAATGTACCACAGACAATCTCCTAACTCACTGCCTATATCTTCCTTGTTTAGCTTACCATCCCTTACAATCTTCTTTACCTTGTTTGCTACCTCACCTGCTTCACCAGCAAGTCCTAGCGTAGGGTAGAGTATCTGTACAGAGGCAGGATAAATAGCTGTACTAGCTGATGCATTTTGATACTCAGTAAGAGTTAAGTTTGCTTTGTTATAGAAAGCAAAGGCTTCTATATCAGTTTGGTTTATCATTGCCACCCTCTAGTAATTGTTTTAGTTCTGCAGACTTTGCTTTTTGAACAGCATTAACACACTGTGTCATATGGTCCAGTAAAGCTATTGTGCTTGTACCATTATTAAGCACGTCTACTATACCATTCTGTTCATCTGTTAAGTCTTCACGTTTATACTGTTTATCGTCTAGTGTTATATTAGTCATGTTTTATTACCTCACATTCAGTTAGGGCTATATCATCTATATCATACAGAGCAAGCTCTATCAACTCTTTAACTACATTGCAGTTGTTACCTGATACCTCTAAAAAGTTAGCCGACTTGTCCACTTGGATTATTATTCTTATTTCATAAGACATTCAGAAACACCTAGTTATACCTTTCTTTACTCATTAGTCAACCTCTCCGTCTATAACTAGAGGTTCTATATTTTTAGAGAAGTATTTTTGCCACTGACAAATATCATCTAAATCTTCAAACCAAAAATTAAAGTGCTCTATTTCACCATCAACCTCTACCTTACAAACAATAAAGAATTCAGCACCGTCAGGGAAGTCCTCATCGTCAGGCATTTCATCGACAGAGATTGGTCCTTCTGTTATATCCCAGACTTTAATTACCACTCTTCCAACTCCTTAGTAGCTCCATGTAGTGATCTAAACCTACCATAACTACCCAAGGTTTTCTATCTGACCTAAAGAATACGACAGGCTCATTGTTGTTGTGGTTAGATGCTTGCTCCATAAAACCATAGACTGTTTTTAGCTCTGACTTCCTTCTCTTAACCTCAATCGATAGAGGTATCTTTTTCCTGGCTGCAGGTGATAGCTGTATGTCTGCCCCACTATCTCCCATGATAGTAGACTTGATATCATCAGGTTCAAACTCAGGGAATGTCTCTAGTAACTTATCCCTTATCTCCTGTTGTCCAAGTCTACCTTTTTGTTTAGCACTCTTAGTCATAACCAAGCAGGTTTTTCAATGAGGGTGAAGTCACCCCAACCAGTGCCATAGTCTACTGTACTCTCTGCTTGTGCAATGACAGCTAATGTTTTATGTAGCTTTTCAGTAGCCCACTCCATTATCTCTGGACCCATGACATGCATGTGAGAAATAAAGGGGGCTGACTTCTCACAACTAATGAATGAGAACTCAGTTACATCATAGCCAGCTAACTGACAGGTGTAAACATAATGAGCACCTTGTAAGAAGTAACCATACTTCACACACTCATTTAGAAAACCTCTGGGGCTTGCGTCCTGTGTAGTCTTTACATCGTACACTGTGTTCTCAGACTCAATCATTAGGTCTGGTCTAGTCTTTAGTGTTAGTCCTGAGATAGGGTCTTCTGCGAAGATACTAATCTCATTAACCCTGTTCTTATGGTTCAGTGCGGCAGCGCACACAGGGTTAGCTAGTGCACCCTTGGTGATACAGTTGGCTACATTAAACTCCACCTCAGTCAGTAAGACCTGATCTTCTTTAAGGTTCTCCTTCATATCTTTAAAGGCCACACTTGTCTTAGTCTTTGGACCCTTAACAACTAGGTTACGCTGTTTCTCTAACAGATTGGCATGTACTGCTGTACCCATAGCAAAGGCTGGATTGTTAGGGTTAATCTTCTGACCCTTCCAGTGTGCTAAAGATTTTTTAAATACAGACTTAACTGCGCTTGAAGATATACCACCCTTTGAGTGATACTCATTGTTAGACATATCTGTGCTTATGTTTATCATGTTCATCCTTAATGAGGGGTGAGTACCAGACCCACCCCAGTTGCACTTAAAATAAGACTTCAGCTTCTTCCAGTGTTGGTTCAGATTTTGTTGTAGCTGGGGGTGGACTGTCTACCTGTTGGCCTACGTATGGCAAGTGATCTATGACCTTTACAGACTCTAACCGTGTGCCTGTGTTACCATACTTAGGTAAGTCATAGACAGCTACCGTAGTCTCTACCATAGAGCCATTACCTATTGGCCCATCAACATTATAATCCCATAAGCTACCATCAGCTTTAGTAACAGAAGGTGATCCACTACTCCAATCATAACCACTGTTAAACTTCCTATCAAACTTAACCTTAAGACCTCGACCTTCTAGGTCAGGCTTGGGTTCTTTACCACACTTAGCTTGTATGAGCTTGTTAATGTTTTCATCATCAAGTATCATATCAATAGTGCTTGCACCATTGTACTTCTCGTAGCTGCCCTCTGCTTGTTCAGTAGGTTTCCAACCTGTGAGGTCACGGTTCTGTTCAAAGACTTTTGCCCATTCAGCAATGCCGTGTACTGTAATCATTCTAGTAGCCATGTATCTCTCCTTTAGTGTACATCTGCATAGGTTTGACCATACTGTATGTCAATACCTAAGTCAACATTTAATCTTAGTTGTTCGTTAAGTTTTTCTATTGCCCACTGTAGGGCTGATGTGTGTTCATTCTCCTCACCTTTCTTAATAACATTAATGCTTTCATCGTGGAACTGACCTATAATGTTTGACCTCTTTGATCGGTACAGTGCAACCCACCTATCAAAACAGTAAGCACCTGTGCTCTGGTTGATAGTAGAGAAAGCATCCTTCTTAAACCGTAGACTGTGCCAGAACTTACTGACTGGGTTCTGTATCCACATATCTTGGTTTATCTTCCTTGGTTCTTGATCTTCACAGAACTTCTTGACAGACCAGTTACGGTTCCAATAAGCATCTAGTAAATCCTTAGCTTGCTTCTCAGACATATCTGTTTCACGAGATAACTTAGGCGCACCAATGCCATAGGTAGCAGAGTAGTTTACCACCTTGAAGTTCTTACGTAGTTCTTTTAGCTTTGGCATTTCACCCCTATTGTACTTATCTATCTCCTCTTGAGTAGCATATCCAGCATGTCTTGCCAAGTCTAAATGGGGATCAAAACCAGGCTGTGACATTTCTGCCACATAGTCAGGATCGTATGAGTGCATATAGTGGCGTTTGGTTGTGTCCTCTAGTGAGGTCATGTCTGCACCACAGAGAAGGTAACCATCAGGTGCAGTCAAGCAGCCACGTATCTCCATACCCCAAGGCTTATCTACACCTGGAAGATTAACCAGAGGCTTCTGATGTTTGAAGCGTAGTGTGTTAGTCAGGCCAGCAATCTCTGCCTTGACATACCCATCACGTTGACACTCCAAGAAACCCTTGAGTATACCTAGCCTGTGTTGTAGGACAGTTAGTCCATCAAGAACTTGTACCTGTTTGTTATCATCCATCAATATCTTAACAGACTTAGTAAGCTCACCATACACTCTGACTTGTGGTATCTTACGTTCCCCAACATACTTGAATGTGCAGGGCTTCCAGCCAAGACCAAACAACCAGTCCTTAACCTGATCAGATGACATAGGGTTAGCTGCCTCAACACCTTTGACAACTGTTACCTCACCCTCATAGTCATGGGGTAGCCCTTCACCAGCTAGTAGGTCAGCCCACTTCTTTCCTTGGGAAGAGAGTGATCCATCTTTCTTATAGCAGGACTTTGGTTTGCTTTTGACTGCCATAATCTTTCGCATTGGCATAACGTCTACCAACTCTTGTGTCTTATGATCTTGTAAGTCAGTAAGCTGTTGCACTAGGTCTTTTGCTTTTTGTACATCTAACTTCCAACCTTGGTGCTCTGCTTCTTTAGCACAGTCCATTTTAAATTGAAGGTAACGAAAGAAACGATTGAGTTCTGTCTTGTCTTTATAGATAAACATAAACCGTTTGATCAAGTCTTGCCACAGTTTACAGTTAATCTTCACATCTTCTTGGCAACGATGTATGTACTCCTCTGTAGTTAAGTTGTGCCAATCAGTAATGACTGGTTTAGGTATACCAAAGTCTTCACCAAAGGTGTCAAGACCATGCCGTGATCTGTTGTAGTTGATCACCCAAGACATAGGCAGGGTATCAAACAACTGAGCCTTAATCTTTATATCAAGAATTTTTTCCAACAAAGGTATATCGTATCGAATTATGTTATGCCCTATCAAACCCTTTGCATTGAGTAGGATATTACGCATAGCATTGTAGTCACTAGTGCTTATAAGTGAACCACCATTAGGATTACGACAGCTAAGACAATGTATCTTAGTTGCATCCTCTAGTAGACCATCTGCTTCTATGTCAAATACTATCATAGATTAACGACATTATCTTTTTGTGTGAAGGGTACATCCTCTGTAAGTATGGTTGTCTCAGGGTCATAGTATACTGCCCCTGCATTACCCAACCTAGCAAAAGGTCTGTTCTTATCCACGATAAAGTTAGTAGTGTTCTGCAATATTTCATCCTCTGATTCTACATCTCTGTCTATCTTTATACAGATAATTGCTTCTTCTTCAAGGGATGCAGCATACTTTGTCCTACCATCATCATTAACCTGTGATATAAATACCACACCAATGTTCAACTCCTTGGCTAGTTGTGCCATACGTGCACCCAGTGTTGTGAGTGTACTGGTAGCACCATCAACACCACTGCTAGACAGGTATGCAAGACGCTGTACGTGATCTACAAAAACATAATGTGCACCAAAGACAGTGGCTGCAGTACGTGTGTGGTCTAGTAGCTTGAGTGGATCATCGTGGCTCCGCATTTCAAACACAATGGTTCTGTTGTTCTCTGTGTCAGCAGCTATCTGCCCTGCACGTATCACCTCATCTAAGCTGACGTTGTTTGCTGCAGCATCATCGTTTGTTCTGACGTTACAGCCCAGGTGATATGTCGCCATTGCTCTATAGGTAGTCGATTTCATTTCTTCCATGTGAAGGAGTGCTACCCTAACACCATCAGTGCTTAGTAGGCCAGCCTCAAAGTAACGTATCACCTCAGTCTTACCCGTACCTCTGGGAGCTTTGATGAAGGTCAGTCCACCCTTAACCATACCCCTGATCTTACTGTCCAGACCTGAGTGACCTGTTGGTGTGTATGAGTATGGGTTCTCATTACGTATAGCTTCATCTACATCCTGACAGGTGATAAAGAAGTTATCAGGTGAATACTTCTGTGGCTTCATAGCTGCCCACATAAGTTCTTTACCGTCACCCTTAGTCAGGAAGTCATTGGCATCCTTGTGCTTGGACATAGGCACATAAAAGAATTTATCTGGCAGAACTGAGTATAACTTGTCAGCAGCACGTCTACCTGCATCATCTAGCTCACCTGCATAGATGATTGTCTCAAAAGACTTAAGGTAGTCTATGTTCTTCTGTAAGAACTTCTCACCAATAGATGCGCTGGGCAGTGACTTGACGGGAAACTTCTCACCAAGTATTTCATATAGACTTGCTGCATCAAACTCACCCTCAGTAAGGTACAGACGCTTGCTTGTACCCGCATTAAACTCAGGGCCAAACAGGTGAACCATACCTAAGCCTGTGTCCTTCACCCAGGTCTTAGACTTATCATTGAAAGCCCTATACTTGGTTGTGTGTGGATACTTGTAGGCATACCTAACAGGTTGCCCATCCTCACCCAACTGTATCTGAATACCATAGAGTTGACACACATCAGGCTTGATGCCCCGTATGCCCTCATAGGTTCCAGACTTTACGTTTACGTCCATTATGTTTATCCTTTGCTTCGCTGGATATTGATCCTTAGCCCAATCAAATGTGGACTTAGAACTGGGGTAGGAAGTACCACAACTGTGGCAGTAGCCGTACCCTTCATCGTTCCAATTAAATGCATCACTTGACCCACAGTCCTCAAAGGGACAAGCTAAATGTGGTGTGTCACCTTCTGCCATTCGTTTTACTCCTCTCCTTTCCTCTTTGTCTTTCATCATCTGTCATTTCACGTATGCCCACCTGTGTCAACCCCAAAAGAGACTGCCAAGAATTAGGGAAGAGGGAAAGCATAACTTCACTGATCTGTTGGGCTACAACTCTTGTCTCCTCTTGGGTATCATCCTTACACCTGAGTATACACATATCTGCAAATGCATCAAGGCTACCACTCCAGTACCATTCTGTAATGGTACTTTGTGGCAACACCATACGTGCTTGCTCTGGTGCTATCCCTGCGTCTATCATTTCTCTATACAGTATTATGCTCCTTCCGTTGTGCAACCATACTTTTGAGTTAACCAGGTTATCACCGATATGAGTTATCTGACTATCGCTACTCCCTTGCTTTTTATCTTCACTACGTCCACGCCAAACTTCAGGATCATAAAACTCAGGATCATTGTCCACATATCGCCTAGATATTTCATTCCACCTCAAAAACTTATGCTTAATAAGTTGCCTAGCTACAAAGATTGGAGCCTTGACATGGAACGAAGCAAAGCAGTGACCAAAGGGTGATGTGTGCCTGTGCTTGGCTAAATATTTGATAAGCTTAGTGTCTGTATCGTGTAGCACAGGCTGCATTACCCCATCTATTCCAACAAAACCAAGAGCCTCACGTTTCTTACCGAATGATACCCTGGCTGCATTGACTACTGTTAGGTCATCACCCATATGATCTATTAGGGTTGCTTTAATCATTTTAGTGTACCCTTTTAAAAACTTGGAAATCCCAAGCCTCAACGTATTCTTTTATTGTTTTAAAATTAGCTGGTTTTGAACCACCTTCTTCATAAATATCCCTCTGTAGATATTTAAGAATCTCATCTTCGGTATCAAACTCACGCCAGTCATAAGCTACTTCAAAGCAATCACCTTTTACACTATCAAACCAGTGGTCATCATATGTTGAACGTAGTACCCATGTCTTCTGATAGACCTTACGATGGTCAGTCTGCTTTATTTTAGTTGTTTTTTTCATATTCAAATAACTCCTTTTGCATTTTTGGTATGTTTACATAGTCTTCCCAACCCCATTTATGTTTTAAGTAGTTTATCACCCCCGTAAAAACTTCATCTGAGCAAGTATTACGTCCTAAGTTTGCAAACCTAGAACATATAACAACACTATCCTTGGCGTAGTTATACTCAAAACGATCTACTGACATAGCTAAGGGATGATTAGGTGTAAATATCCACTCAGGATTTAACTCTATATCAAACCAGTAACACTTACTGTTTTGTTTGATATAGAACATATCTATCAAATCTTTTAATGTCACACTAACTTCTTTTACTTTGTACTCAGGTGTACCAGATAATCTGGTAGGAGAGGGTCTGGATGCATTGAGACATATATTTTGATAGAGTTTTTTAAATGCTGGCTCATTCATTCCAGTTCCAATTCAATACACTGTAATGTTTCTGATGGATCATTTACTAAGACCCTTGCTCTACCTAGAGCACCACCACACAATGTTTTGTTATTAAATGTACCCAAGTGATGATAGTATATACCTTGATCTGGTACAAACTGCATCCAAATTAATATCCATACCACGTTCATTTTTTTCTATCTCCTATCAGTAAGTTTTCAAGATACTTTAATCTCTTCTCAAGGTCTTCTATTCTTTTCAGAAGCTGCTCTAACTGAAATTTATTATCATCAGGTAGCTTCATCCTCTGTCCCCCTTATGTTTCTGCTTACGTACTGGTTTAGGTTTCTTCTTGTCAGGTATCACCTGCTGTTTGTACTTAGGGTGTCCTAAATCCTTAGCCATAGGGTTTTTAATAAGGGATTTTATGTAGCTCTTCATTGTCTCTGTCTCCTATCCAAAGCAGACCTTGCTGTTTCCAAGGTAAACTTATTGTATGGGTTGAGACTTGCCACGTTCTTGTGTCCCGTTGCTGACTGTATTGCTAGTGCCTCTGCACCACCCAAGATCATTTCAATTATTGCAGTCTTCCTTAAGTCCCCCACTTGTAGCTCATCAGGTAGGCCTACAGCATCCTTTACTTGTTTTAGTTGGTGGGTCATCTGCATGACTGTTAGCGGTCTGTAGGCATTGTCCTGTGGTCTGTGGTGGGGTACTACCCATTCTTGGAACCCCCATGTATTCTCTTGCTGTTTGAGCATATCATTTAAGTTATCAGGGACAGGTAGCTCCACCTTAGCACCACGCTTGGTCTGCTTAATCTTTACCATTTGCTTATCTAGGTCTACGTTCTCCCACTTTAAACTTCTGATGTCGATTGGCCTCTGCGCCCACTCATAGGCCATCATCACAATCATTCCAATACTTGTCCAGTTCCCCCTTGTGAATGCCATGTCTAGGAACGACACAACCTGGTCATGTGTCCACACTACAGACCTTGGCTCACTTGTTCTCTTCCTAACCTTAGCCATTGGGTTCTTTGTTATGAGATCCCTAGCAACAAAGTAGTTCATCAACACAGAGAAAATCCTAGA